CTTCAGCTAGTGCTTGAGATTTACGAGTATAGTCAGATTGTCTTTGATAACCAGCTTTGAGTTCTTCAAGGTTTACATCGTATTCTTCCCCGTCTACTTTGATAGTATATACAGGGTCTGCAACTTCTTCCTCTTCCTCTCCGCTTTCTTCTTCTTCCTCTACTTCCTCAGTGGCTTCCTCTCCCGAGACCTCTTTGGTTTCAACTTCATCTTCCTCTATTGTTTCCTCAGCTGCTACTTCCTCGTTCTCGGTAGTTGCTTTGGTTTCCTCACTCGTAGGTTGGTCATTATCTGATTCCCACATATTAAGGATTTTATTCCCTGCTTCTTCAGCAGAGCCTATTTCCGCTCTTGACGGAATTGTGTTAACTTCTTGGGTGTTCTGTGCAGAATCCATTAGTCATCTCCCTTTAATTATAATTCATATCTGAATAGAATTCGTCTTGCCCTTCTGCAAGCTTACCAGTATCGAGTACAGATTTAATGTGTTGGTCTACTAAATCTAAACTCTTAATGGTAATATAAATTCTATCCCTCTCTACTTCCTCACTGATTTTAGTTTGTAATAACAAATCAATCAGATGTTCTTTTGTTGTATCAAAAGCTTCCTTATATAGAGGGTCATCAATAAGCCTTCTGGCGTTCTGACCCCTCTGTATATCCTTCCCTTTCTTCCCCATAACTTCTCCCTATGTTGGACCAATAGCTACTGGTCTTTTCTGCTCCCTTTCTAATATTAACTCTTGTTGTTTAAGAGCTAAGTCTGCTTTCTTAAGTTCTAATTCTTGTACCTTGATTTGCATATTAATCTGAGCTTCTGATGCTTTAAGTTCAAGCTCTTGCTGTGCTAGTTTTGCATCCAGTTCCATCTCTTTCTGTTTGAGAGCTGACTCAGTTTGTAGTTTCTGCATCTTAAGTTTAAGTTCTTCAGCTTTGAGTTGCATCTCTGCTTGCTTAGCTTGCTCCTCTGGACCAGGACCTTGACCTTGCACGTCTTGGTCTCCTGGGTCTGTGATGAAGTCATCCACATTACGCATACCCATAGCTCTAATCTGTTCAGCAACTAAGTTATATACGTTCTTAGGTTTAATCATCATACCAGCAGCAGGGTGTTGTGCAATCATCTGCATAGTCTGTGCTAACTGACCTAGGTGCATAAGGTTCATATCCTTATTACCAAAGCCTAGACCTACCTGAGCAGTACAATCCATCTTCTCTTTCCACTCAGCAGGATAAAGTGTAGTCCACTGATTGTTAAGTCTTACTAATTTCTCAGGTGATTCATATCTCTGTACGAGTTGGTAGACACTATTAGCCAGGTCCTTCATTCCTGTCTCAGCAAAGACTCTAGCTATTAGCTCAATCTTCTGTTGAGCTGCTGTCATTACTTGTGCTATACCTGTTGCGGTTTGGTGACTCTTAAGTGCACCCTCTCCGATTCCCATACTGTTCTTATTAACACCAGTTCTTTCTTCTCTAATACTATCTAGGTAGCCTAGCATATTAAAAGAGTTTTGGTCTAGCTGTGGAGTAGCTAGTGGCGACACAGCACCTGGGGTACGTACTCTTACAATACCTCCAGGTCTGCTGGTCATAAGGTCATCCAAGCTAACAAGTTACGCATTAGTGTAGTCTTAATTAGTTGAAGGTCAGAGATTAAGTCATAAATACTCAAACCATAAAACTTATGAGGCATAGGAACAGGTGTAAGGGAGGAGAAGGGAACACTGTCCACAGCCTCATTATCTAATAGTTCATCTCCGACCTTCGTTATCTTTCTTAATTCGTCAATACCATCGTTGTCGAAGTCTACCTTGATATAGCATTCAGTCACCCAAATACCCTCATCAACATCTCCACCATATGTAGCATCACCATCAAAGTCAAAACGTGCTAGACGTTCAGACTTGTATTCGGACTCTTCAGCGGAGAAAGCTCTTTCAATCTTAGACTTAGGATAACCTTGTGCGATTAAATCACTTTTGGTACGCTTAACTCTATGACCTACAAAACGTGCATCTTCGATTCCCTTTGCATACTTATTAATCAGGAATTCTTCTGGTGGTACAGGTTCAATTCTTACCTGACCACTCTCATTAGTTCTTTTAATTACTACATCGTGGAGAATAGGTTGTGGCATATTGCCCATCATAACCTCTTCTTCAGTTAATTCTCCATTAGCAGTGTGTTCAATAATCTCTACATCATCATCAATAAGGAATGAAGTAAACTCTTCTTCTGTGAGGTTCTTATATTCCTCTCTAGTAATCTCAGTAGTGTCATCCCAATAGTGTTTGACAATACCATTCTTTTGTAGTAACGCATCCTTAAACCAACTGTAAATTATGCTGAACCCAGGGTTCTGCTTCATAATCACATAGTTAGTATAGTCAGTAGCTTGCTCAGCCATCTCCACATCTTCAGGACCTTGTGGTTCAAACTTAACTATCTTATCACCACCTGTAAATATCTTCATCAGGCTAGGCATAATCCATTCAATCACATCAGCCACGTCTCTTGTGACAATCTGAGAACGACCTTCTTGCTCATTACCATACTTCTTGCCATAGTATCTATCCATAGCATCAGTACGTTGTTGAGTCAGTCTACCGTCACCGTATCCTAGAGAACCTTGAATCTCTTGCTCTACGTGTGCAGCTAGTTCTCTCTTTGTCATCTTCATATTTACTTCTTACCTTTAATTGGGGCTGTGGATACTGCCTTAAGCAGTTCCTTCAACTCTTTAATATCTTCCGACATCTCGATAATCTTATTTGTCAACCACTGCGGATTTAAACTCATACTTCCTCCCTTATATTACCCAACTCAAATCCTGCTTAGGTAGCTCCTTACTCCAAGCAGAATCGTTCCCTGTGAACACTACTTCTGTATTACATAAATATCTAAAACTGTCACTTGCGTGTGAGGTCCAGTCGTGTACTGGCTTCTGTGACCAAATCTTCTTCTTATCGTTGTAGCTACTACGGTACTGTAGTAATGCATCTATACCTTTCTGACAATTAGTATCATCAAACCAACATCTATTCAACGTAGTTCTGACAGTATCAATACCATCCATAATACGTAGCTTAGGTGCTACTTGGAATTCAATACCTAAGCTATATGCTAGGTCCTTACGTGATTTACCTGTGGAGAACTCCCGAACTACAATATCGTGAGGTGCAATATGTGCACCATAATTATAACCTTTACGATTTAAGACATCAATATAGTGAGGTAATCCCTCACCAGAGTTCTCATAGTAATCAATTAAGTTAATAGCCTTGCCATCATACTGGGCAAACCATATACTCGTACTATCAGAAACCCCTAAGTCCCACGCGGTTATTACCTGCTTACTAGGGTCATAAGGTACTTTACCTATACGTCCCTCATCATAAGCAGCTTCCATCTCTTTAGCATAATAAGCACCTCTCAGTGCTGCAGACCAACTACACTCATACTCTTGTTCATACTCAGTATCAGCCATATCCTGCTGAGCCATCTCAAGTTCTTCATCATCTAATATACCAGTCTCACTGGCTTTGAATAAGAATCTCTTCCAACCTTTCTTCTCTACTGCTGTATGGTAAATATCATAGAATTCATTCTTACCCTTAGGCGTACCAATAAAGATACCCCAACCTTTCCTGTCTGACAGTGCAGGTCTGATAACCTCTGAGTACATCTTAGGGTTCATCTGGGCATATTCATCTAAGATGACACCATCCAGATAGATACCCCTGAGTGTGTCTGGATTATCAGCACCATATAGCTGTATCCTAGCACCCATAAAGTCAGCCCTTAGCTCAGCCTCATTAAACTTAACATCAGGAAAATCATACAACAATCTCTTTAATTCATCCCAAGCTACTGTCTTAGCCTGTTTAAATAAAGGGGCTAAGTATGCATACCTTGGTGCTTTCTTACCTAGTTGGAGGTCCTGTATAGCTGACTTAATCATCTGATTAATAGCAAATACAGTCTTACCGAATCTTCTGTGACACACAACAACATTAAATCTAGCTAACTCATTATGTAGTTTAGCTTGCAGTACCCTAGGTGTATAGGGTATTACAATACCTTTCCTCTTCCCTTCTTCCATAGCTCACTCCCTGTCAATACCTTTCTTCAGTGCAAGTTATCTTCTTCCCTTCTATTAGCATCTGCAATATCATCCTCATCATCAGACCAACTAATATCAAAGTTGCGGTCCTCGTGAATGACGTGTTGCTTAGGTGTCCATCCACCCTGGGTCTTAAGCCAGAATGTAGTCATACTGGCAGACTCACCAGACATAGCCATCTTATAAGCCACACCTGCTACACTGGCTGTACGCTTCTCTCTGGCAATTTCCATAGTAGTCTTAAAATACTTAGTGAGGGTAGCAGTAGACACACCCATAATCTTAGAGATAGTATGCTGGTCTAAACCAATAGTAACCATCTCTTCAATCTTGCCATAATCGTCATCTGTAGGACTATACTTAGTACCTTGTTTCCTTCTAGCCTTCTTACCCTTAGCAGCTCTAATCTCTTGTGACAGATGATTAGCAGGTCTACCTACCTTCCTCTCTACCTGGATGACAACATCACTAGGTAATTTACCAGTATCAGCAGAAGCAGCATACCTAGCCTTTTCCTGTATATCCTCAGGTATTTGACGTAGACTTGCTTTCTTATACTTATCATTTGACATAATTTATTTATTAGTTAAATAAGATATATAGTATTATACCATAAAACAATATTGACATATGACTTATTCTTATAGATGACAACTTATAGGACATTCTAAATATTGTTATTGTCATACTTAACTTGTATCGATGTTATATACTACGTTAGTTCTCATATCTAGTTATCTACTCATCCCCCTTTTGGTGGTGGGGATGTTTGTTTCGTACTTAGTCCTTTCTATCTTAGTTATCGTATGATGTACAATAACAATATTATACCATAATTGTGCCCTGATTTGTGACCAATTCATCACTAATTCATAGAATATATTACTTAGCCGCAATTGTTTCACAGGTTGTTTCACGGGAATGGAAAACCTTGAATTTTATATGGAGGTGGGTTCGGGCGTGGGCAGATTTCCACGAAAGGGTGGGGGGGGTCAAGTACCCTCTAGGAATGTCGGGGGATATAACCTTATCAATAGTAGGGGATTATAATAGTATGATATTCTAATAGTACCAAGGATAGCCCAAATTCCAACGTTATCCATACGGGGTTGTATATGCCCTAGGTTGAAACAACCTGTGAAACAATTGCGGCTAAGTAATATATTCTATGAATTAGTGATGAATTGGTCACAAATCAGGGCACAATT